TAATAAATATCACCACCAACTTTTACAATACCCCCAATAAGACGTATTTCCTGTGCGCCCCCATTTATACGAAAACTATACTTTTCAGGTGAAAAATACCTATTGATGGTCTTAATGATGTTAGTTGCAAATGTTTTGAAATCAAATGACCAATATTTTTCAGATACATCGACAATAGCTAATACACGATGGTCATACGTTGTTTTAACTGTTAAATTTTTATGGAGAATGTCGAATTTGTCTATTTTACCCAATACATCTTCTTGTATATACGGGTATTCAACTGTTTTCTTTGTCCTCATATTGAATATTTTTAGTGGATACTAATATTATCATCACAAAAATATATCAAATTATTCGAATAAAAAAATATTACAATACTTTTTATTGAGTATAAGAATTAAAAAACCGCTTATTTAGCGGTTTCAGTTACAATTGTAGGAACTATTATAATCATAAAAGAAAATGATGTTATTCATCACAAATATCTTTTAATTTTTCTTTTCGTAAATTTAAAAATAAATTATGAATAACTTTTTTTTCCTGAGTAGTTAAATATTCATTTTGTCTATTTGGGGATTCGTAATTACCAGTAGAAGTAAAATATAAAAGATTATATATGGAACAAATTGCTCCTTTATAACCTTTTATTAAAAATTTATACTGCATCAAACCACCCATCTTCACTCTCTGATATTCATATGGCATAGTTATTTTAATTTTCTTATTTCTTATTTTATTTGTTGTGGTATATTGTTTTAAAACTTTAATTATGTGGCTGACAAAATCCCCCATATCCATATGAAATGCACTATTACAACAATCTCGACAATATTCAGCAATGAATTTCTCGGTTTTATTATTAAATTTACGATTTATTTTAGCCGTATAATAATGCATACCCTTAAAGTATTTATCATCTAAATTCATTCCCAAAAATTTCATTAAGTTTTTTAAATCGTTGAGTTGAAATGCTGTGAAGTGTTCGTTGTTTTATTAAATTGTAAAACTCATTAACTTTATCATCACCAACAATTTCTAATTCATAAATTGGTATCTCAGTATGAACACTGATAATATAATATCTTTCAAATTTCTCTTGTAATGTCATCACTTAAAATGTCTTTAAGTTTTTCCTTTCGTTCTCTTATTTTTTTCTTTTTAGAATATTCTTTAGAGATTTCAAGGAATCTATTAATATCATCTACTTCAGTATCAATATAGTTATTCAGATGTTTCGAATTCATCACCAAATATTTCTTTAAGTTTGTCTTTTCGATGTCCAACTTTTATTTTTCGTTTTGTTTCCTCACTAAATGGTTTCATGGACATTGGATATAACGATTCGAAATCCATTTTCATGATAATCGATTTATATACTTTATCTGGCGGTGGTAAAAGTCTTATTTGACCACCTTTATAATTTTTTGGGTCGAAAAATGCTTTCTTCTTTTTCATTAAATAAAAGTTTTTAACCCTTTCTTAATCATTTGAACGAATGCTTCGGCACTACCTTTCGCATCATCAATTGGGTGGTGTGTGTGACGGGTTTTTCTCAAATATTTAAATCCTTTGAAATATCTCATATTACCAATCATACCTTGGTATACATTATTCAAATTTGTAGAAGTGTGTCCAAATGGATTTTCATTACAATATTCCCAGAAATACCAATCCATCCACTGGAAATCAAAACCATTATTATCAGATAAGAAAAGTGGTCTATCACCTAAGTTTGTTTCTTTAATCCAAGTATAACATTTATCCATAGTTTTTTGGGGGTCTGGAAATTTAAGGTGTTCTTCTCTGGTGAATCCAGATACTTTTAAAGATTCTGGTATCCACAACTCAGATATAGGTGCAGTCTGCCCATAAAAAATTTTATCCAGTTTAAATTCTTTATCTACAAAAACGATACCGAAACATACCATTGAGTGTTTTCCAACTTGGCGACCGTCTGTTTCAACGTCAATAACAAAATAACTCATGAAAATAAAATTATAATTTTTGTAAAGCAAATATAAATAAAAAGGGGGAGTTTTTAGCTCCCCAGTTATTCTTTTTCAAACATTTTCTAACAACTTATAAAAAACTATATTGTAGAAATAAAAATAATCTTCGGATAATTTTCGGGCTGCATAATTTATTTTAGTCTTAGTTTTTCGAGATATATCAATAAGACCTAATCCAGCACCACCCTTTTCAGTATAACCAACATCATTCAGTACATATTTATAGTATTCATGTAATTGTTCTTCGTTTAGTGAATTTATTTTATCAATTTGAAATTTTAATTTTTCAAAATTGACACTATTAATCACATTACCAGTGAATAACATAATACGGCTATCTTGTTTATGTATCGCAAACACTGGTTCAACCTTTTTATCACATGTTATATCATGGTGTTTAATAACATTCTGTAATAATTCAACTGCCACATAATTCAATTTCTTCTTATCCTTAGTTTCATAATCCGATAAAGCATTCTCTATCTCATTATATGGTATGTGGGGGTCAGAAAATAATGCATCATTTTCATAGACGAAAACGCCACCATCAATATGTTCAGTATATAATTCCTTCTTTAAGAATTCCATATGTTTATTGTATTTCACTATTTAATATATTCTTTTTTTCTTATATTCAATATATATTATAATGTTTTAGTTCCTTTTAGATTTTTTACGTAATTGTAATGATAATGTGAACCAAGTTTTATGAATGTATATATTTTATATGTCAATGTTTGATATTATAAGAGAAAAAGCGATGATGTTAATCACCAAAAATATACATTCATTAAGTTGTACCTTTTAACAAACTTTGTACATAAATTAGAATATATTTAAAAAAGATTTATTATTGATGAGAAAACAATTAAAAGAATTTAGAATACTATGTTTTTTACCTGATACATTGAAATATTTAACTGCAACAGATACTATAAATTTTAACGGACAAGATTTAAAAACCTCTTATATTGCACATATCATAAATGAAATGATAACTAAGTATACATTTAATGGTGAATATGTGTTTCCTATCTGGTCAAAAATAATGCAGAGTTTATATGGTAAATTTTATAAAAATTATATCAATTACATAGTTAATACTGGATTCATGCGTGAATTCGAAAAACATAAAATGGGCAATATATCAAAAAGATATATGATGGATTTAAATTTTCTTGCAAACTCTAAAATAAAGAGATATCCATTTTATGATATGTTCCTAAGAAGAAAACTTGATGATAAGAATGCCCATTACAATTTTACGGATTTAAACCAATCATTAATATTAGAATCCGTTAGAATTAAATTAGTTTCTGATTTATATCGTGTTGATATTGATTCTAAAAAAGCATTGGACTATCTCATTGAACTTAAAACCAAAAATATAATAACTGATAATTCTTTTTTAAAAAATCACATATCCATTATGCAATTGATGGAGAGTGATATATTCTATAAATTTGATGGGTTCGGTAGATTCCATTCTAACTTCACCATCCTAAAAAAAGAACTTAGACATCAATTTATTACAATAGATGGTGAAAATATTTGTGAAATTGATATTAAAAATTCTCAACCATTATTCCTCGGTGTACTTATTAATGAAGAATATAATTACAATCCACCAAAAAAGTTACAAGATTATATCGATTTAGTAGAATGCGGTTTGTTGTATGAAGATTTTTTACAGAATTGTGGTGGAAGAATATCCACCAGAGATGAAGTCAAAGTATTTATATTTAAAGTATTATTTGGTAAAAACAATGAATATTTTAAAGAAAATAAGGTGTTCAAATCGATATACCCAGAGGTTTTCGAATTTGTAAAAAATTATAAAAAGAAAACAGGTTCATATAAAAATCTTTCTCATGCTTTGCAGAAAAGAGAAAGTGAATTTATTTATAATAAAGTGGTTAATGAAATATTATTTCGATACCCAGAAATTCATCTTTTTACTGTACACGATTCCATATCATACCCTCTAATATATAAGGAACAGGTTGACGAAATATTTAATAAATATCGAAATCAACTCTTTATTCAGAAAATATCTGAGTCAATTTAAATTTTCTTTGTAATGATATAAATTCGGTTTCCATGAATGAAATAGTTGGAATATTATTAGTGTATTCGAAATAAAAGGCAGTTACCATTTCTTTTCTTATATCTATATTAGTATCACGTAAAATTATAACTGAGGTGATGTGTTTATAACATTCCCATTCATTATTTTTTAAATACCCATACATAGCATATCCATTTTCGTTATGACATGCTATATCATTTTTTCTCGAAGATTTATGTATATTCCGTATATATGAATCTAATTCATTTAAAAAAATACCATATTTAATATCAAAACCTGTACATTTAATGGAATATATGAAATCTCTTAGGTCTGTTAAATTATGACCCAAATTCTTTCCACGACCACTAAATTTTACAAAAACAATTGTATCACCATTAATATTTGGGTTGTCAAATTTCAGATGTGATGTCAATATTGGAAAAATATCATTGAAGTATTTTTTTAATTCACCAAAAGATATAAACGAACCTTGTGTTTCATGAGTTTTTTTAGTAGTAATTCTAATTCTCCAATAAAATTCAACATACTCTCTAAAGTGTTTTCTGTAAGCACTTTCTTCATTAAAATAATAATTTTTTTCTTTATTGATTAATTCATTATTAAAGAATCTCAATATAATGGTATCGTAATACATCATAAAAATTTAATTCAGCTAAAATAATAGAATATTTTTATATAAAAAATTAAATATATAAAAAGAAAAAATTTACTGAATTTTAAATTAATATATACAGTAGAAATAAAATAAAAAATAATTAAAATACTATGCCAATTAGAGATTTAGGTAAGTACAAAAGACCCGGTATATTCATCGAAGAATTTGATAACTCATTAGTTGAGCTTCCAGTACAGGATGTTTTAATCAATCTTGTGCCCGGTTTTTCTCGAAAAGGAACAATAAATAACCCAGTCTATGTCGATAATTCTAACGATTTTGAAAAGATATTTGGAACACTCGATAAACAGTTGGAGAATAAAGGTTCTTTTTTCCATAGAACTGCTTTAAAGATGTTAGAAACTGGCCCGATTTGGGCTTTAAACCTATTAAAAACTGATGCCACTCGTGATAAATTACAATGGAAATCTGTTTCCGTAACCTCACAATATTTTAATGGTTCATTAAATCAATCTCCTTATGAAAGATTTTTTAATCGTCAAGATTTTTGGAAAAGGGATGATGAATCGTTTCTTGATGTTGTAAATGACACAAGTGACGACCTTGAAAGACTATTACATATTACAAACATGGGTGATAAAACCATTACAACATTTATGTTTAAATCCTCAACAAGAGGTTTTGAAGTAACTGCTGAAAACTGGTATGGTGGTCTGATTAATGTTCCAGAATTTATTAACCCAAAAGACCTTATATCAGATTATTTAATTTCTGTTTTGGTTGTTGCTGGTGACTGGACAGATTATAACACATTGAGCGTAGATACTACATACAGTAAATATTTTTCTTCAACTGGTTTGAAAAAAGATAAAGTACAAGATTTTGTAAACAATAGAAACGTTTCAATATTAGCTAATTACGATGTATCTTTAATACCAAACTTCAAAGATAAGAGTGGTAGAGATATGTACATTAAAAATGTAATAAATAACGACACTGATAAAACTGGTTTATTCTGTGCATATAACGAAGATTTATTGTTAGGTGCAGATTATCCAGAAGGTAAGATTGATATCATTGGTAATACCTTAGTTGGTGGAGAACAAACTGAAATTGATTTTCTTTCTTATAAAGAAACTTTAAATGAAGACGTTACTTACCCACAAAAATATCTTGATAGTTCAGGAAATGTTTTTGGTATGGCTAATATAGTAAGTCCTACATCATCTTATAGAACAGATAGTTTTAATAAATGGACTACTTATGATTTTAATTATGCATCAGCTACATCTGGTGTAACTAATCATACTATTAAATTTGACGTTATAACAGCCGATGCTTATTATGTAATCACTGGTTCAAAGATAACATTTACAGGTGTTGGTGGTAATTTATATGATACTTTACTTGACCCACTTACAAACACTGAAGTTAGACGTTATGACCACCTTTATTTAACATCTGATAATACTCAGGTAAATGTTATTAAGGGTTCTGAAATACTTTCTGGTGATACATCTACTCTACCATTTTATAATGTAAACAATGTGGATACTATTCACCTTGGTTATGTTGAAATATTAAATTCGAGTGGTGTGACCACATTAACCTATCATCCAGTAACAGTTGCTGGGTCTGGTTTTGTACCAATTACTACTACTGGTATTGGAAGTGGAACAGCAGGTATTTATGTTTCAGATAGTACTGACCCATTAAATACTGGCGATACCTCAATAACAGTTGAATTTACTGGTACATTAGGTGTTAAAAGTTTAACGAATTATGATGATTTAAGAATCTATAAAATATATGATGACGTTGCTGAAAATATCCAAAGTGGTAAAGCAGTTATAATTTCAACTGCTGTAAACAGATTTAAATATACAATTGGTGCTAATTATCTTATCACTGACTGGTCAACTACTGAAAATGCTAAAATAAAAATTTATGTTGACACAGTAGCTAATTATGTGACTACTGGTAGTTTATTATTATATTTTGTTGATGATGAATTCATATTAGGTAATAATACCAATCAAGCAACTACAAGATATGAAATGTTTACTGGTTCAGATACTATTGGTATTGTAGCTAAATACTCATCATTTTATCAAAATTATGTTGATGGTATTATCAATTCTCTGGATTATTTCGTAGTAAATAACGTAGACCCAGCTATGTTTGGGGTAACTAAAGTTTATATAAGACCATATTTAAGAAATGGTTTACTAACTGTACAATTTGCAGGTTCAAAAGAACCAGATTCAGGTTTAATAACAACAGCAAATTGGTCAACGGCAATGCCAACTGGTTACGGTTCAGAATTAATTATATGGTCAAATAGAGGAAACTATCAACAAACAATTGAGATAGAAGCTTTTACAGGTACTGATTTTTCGAAAATAACTGAAATAAAAATTGATAAAAACCGTTACTCAGAGATAACTATCGGTACTTATTTAGAAGGTTATTATGATGAAAATGATGTTGAAATAGCAGGTGGTTCTGAAATGCCAAGAAAAATGGTAAGAATTATAAAAACAGCTATTGATTCAGTTGATTCAAGTCTTAAAATTCTTTATGCTGATTCTCCTATAAAGGTTGTTGATAATGATTTGTCAGGTACAACTGACTATATGACAACTGCATATCCATCAATTGATGCTTATGTAACAGAATATAAAGGTGTAGCAATACCACCTTTTAGAATTCACCCAGATTCTATACCTAATGGTACTGAAGTTCGTCAGGAAGAAATTCTTTCTGTAATTGGTAAAAATGCTGATACTTCTTTATCTAAAGGATTGATTAATAAAAATAAAATTGTTTGGAGATATTTAATAGATTCATTCGGTCTTGGCTTAGTGGATGGTTCTAAACAAGAATTGATGTCGCTTTGTGGCAAAAAATTAAACTGTTTAGGTTTCCTTAATATGCCATCTGCTCGTATGTTCAGAAAATCTACCAATCCAAGTTTTGTTAATGATGATGGTTCATTGAGTTTAACTTTCGTAAAACAAGGTGGTGATTTGGATAAAAATCCTTCATTCTTATATTCATTCGGCCAAGGTGTTGGTGAATCTTGTGTAGGTTATTTCTTCCCATATGTTAATGATACAACATCTGGTGTTGAAAAATCTTCACCACCTGCTATGTTCGTTGCAACAACATACATGCAGAAACACATCACTTCAACTGCTGGTATTCAGCCTTGGACTATATGTGCAGGTCTAACTAATGGTAAAATATCTGTTGGTGGAACTGAAATGGACTTCACAAATGAAGATTTAGAAGATATGTATGAAATGGGAGCTAACCCAATTATACGTGACATAAGTAATGGATTCTATATTAATTCAGAAAGTACAGCTCAGATGAATCCTGTAACTTCATTAAGTTATATTCATTCAAGAGAAGTATTAATTGAACTTGAAAATTCATTATACAATATGTTATTACGTTACCATTGGAAATTTAATACTCCTACTGTACGTGCCGAGATTAAGTACCGTGCAGATAAGATTTGTAAAGAATTCCTCGATGCTAATGCCTTATATGATTATAGAAATGTAATCGATGATAGCAACAATACAAGAGAAGTTATAGACTCTCAAATGGGTGTTCTTGATACCTTCGTTGAAATCGTAAAAGGTCTTGGAATAATTGTTAATAACATAACAATTCTTAGTACAGGCCAAATTTCTTCTGGCGGTTTCAATGCTGCATAGTGTTTTAATAATAAAAAAATTGAAAAGGGTTCAGAAATGAACCCTTTTTATTTTATAAAAACGTCAAAAAATGAAAATAAATAAAAAATATATAATGTTACTAACGATTTCTAAAAATTGATTTTTAATATTAATATATACTATTAAATAAAAAATAATGAGATAAACATGCCTCTACCACATTTTACAAACGTTCAAAGCCATGTAGCTAATTTTGAACCTATACATAAGTCATTATATGAAGTTGACATAATTTTGCCAGCTCCAATTTCTGATTTGCACCCAAACGCAACCAGTTTACTTTTGGAGAATACGATTTCAATAAATTTCCCAAAATATCCAAAATTGGCTAAACAGGAACAGAGATTTAAATATTCAACAAGATTGTTTACAATGATGCCAGATTCTACATCTATCGATGATTTGGCTGTTAAATTCAATCTTAATCAAAACGACCAGAAACAAATATTCAATTTTAGAATGATGAAAGACTGGTACGACCTTGCATGGAATAACGAGGATGGTTCAGTATCTTATAAGAAAAATATGATAGGAGATATCATCATATATCTTCATGATAAAGAAGGCGCAGTTATAAGAAGGGTAACCTGTCACAATGCAATGTTAAACAGTTTCGAAGGCATGGAAGATGTTCAATGGTCTGATGTTTCTGCAATCATGGAACTAACCGCACATTTTTATGTCGATTATTGGGAAGATTTTTATTATTAACAAATAATTTATTATCAATAAGTTACAAAAACTTCAATTTTTAATTGAAGTTTTTCTTTTTATATTAATATGTAATAAATTATAGAAAAAATTGGATAAAATATTATAATATATAAAGATATAATTTCTAATAAATTAATATTGTTTAAAAACAAAACGTTTTGTATGAATTAACAGGTATAATGAAAGTTTTTTCATTAGACCCACATTGATATAATATATAATTATACAATTAAAAAATAATTTGTTTATAATGCCAAAGAAAGATGAGAATGAACAAATGGAATACCTTGATGGTTTCTTACAAGATACTGCAAAGGATATAAAAGAAATTAAGGACACTATTAAACAGCAACCAATTTCTAATTCCACATTAAATTTTATTAATGTTCCTATTGATATTTTACCAGCAGGTTCATTTTATAAAAAAGGAACTCAAATTAAGATACGTTCAGCAAACGTTTCTGAGGTTCAGGCATATAGTGTGGTCGATGAAAAAAACTACATTGATATAACTGAAAAAATGAACGAAATGTTATCAGCTTGTGTTAGATATATACATGCTAATGGCACAATTGGGTCATATAAAAATATAAAAGATGGTGATAGAATATTTTTAATCTTTATGATTAAAGAATTAACATTTCAAAGAGGCAACACACTGGCGAAAGACCATGTATGTGAACACTGTAAACACGAATTTAAAATTTCATTTCGTGCCACTCCGAGTGATGCTATGCCAAGAACATTTGTTAATTTCGAAAGACCGAAAGATATAGAAAAGTTTTATGATTCTAATGAAAAATGTTATGTATTAAATATTAATAACAGCCAGTGGAAAATTGCACCGCCAACTATTGGTATACAAGAGATATTTTATAATAACATAAAAACAAAAGTTGGTGACCAGAAAACACCGAATATTTCTCTTTTAAAAATTCTACCATATCTATTATATGATAGAGATAAAATTACCGATGAGGGAATAGAAGCTAAAGAAAAAGAATTTAAATCTATGGATATGGAAACATTCCAAATTTTAAATCAATTTGTAGATAAAATGAAATTCGGTATTGAAAAACTAAAAACGGTATGTCCAAATTGTAGCCAAGAGGTCTACGCACCGATGAACTTTCAAAGGTACGGAGCTGCGAGTCTTTTCGTTATTCCAGATTTCCTTGATGACTTTATTGCGAAATAAGTTTGAGTTCATGGTTCAGACCCATCAACCAACAACAGTAATAGACACTTGGTCATATTGGGAATATGAAGAATATGTCAAATTATTAAATGAAAAGAATAAAAAAGAAGAAGAAGATTATAAAAAACAGAATGAAGATGCTGATAGAATGAAACAATCAAGTAGTATTGGCAACTTCTCGATTCCAAAAATGCCCAATTTTAATTATCCTAAATTTTAAAACCACCTTATGGTGGTTTTTTTATAGCTAAAAGTGCCATATATGATACTTTTTTTTATTTAAAACCCATACTTATATAATATCATATGATAGTATCATATATGGCACTATTCTTTATGATTATATTCTGTTCCTTTTTTAATTTTTAAACCTTTCATTTTTTAATATATAAAGAAAAATATTATGAATCAATGTTAAATAAAGAAATACATTTTTATGATTTAGATAATACCCTGTGGAATATTATTGGTAAGGTGTGGATTATATCAAAAAACAATCCAAACAAACCGCTTCTTAAAATAAGTTTCCTTGAATATTTGAATATTAAAAATAAAATGTATATAAATGATAAAATTGAAATTGAATATAATGATTCAACGTATTGGATACCACAGTCTATGTTAGACCGTATTCAAAAAAGAAAAAATATAGACCCAGATTTATTGGGTATATCTAAACGTGAATTATTTGACCCCAATTATATTAAAAAAATCAATTTCAATTTGAAGAATATTCTTCATTTAAAAGATAAAAAGGTAGATATAGGAATTCTGACAGGTAGAATGAATCAGGAGAATGAACAAGAATATCTTAATTTATTACGTGAAAAACTAAAACAACTTAATTTGAATTTAACTAAAATATATTATGTTGGAGAATTCTTACATAATAGTAGTGATAAACGAGCATTTGAAAAAATGAAAGTATTACTTGAACATTTGATAGGCGTTAAAATCTTAGGTGATAAATTTGTTCCCATAAAACAAGACTGGTATGAAAACGTTTATTTTTATGATGATGAAGTTCAGAATATATATTCAGCTAATAATATTCAGGAATATTTTGAAAATTACATGAAAAACACTGATGACGAAACTTTTAAATATATTATAGAAAGAATAAAAAATAATGATTTAACATTAATAACAAATCTAATAAGTGGTAATGAAATGAATATGTTTGAAACTAAAAAAATTATTATAACAGAACCTGTAAAATATCCTATAAAAGTTGAAAGTTTAGAAATTAAAAAATTTAAAGAGTTTTAATGGCTGGTAGTAGTTCATATAGTACTGGTGTTCCAGTTGAAATTTCCCCAACACTAACAATTAAATTTCCAGTGGATAAATTGGTAGATGAATTTGTTGCAAATATGTATGATATACCTGTTGATTTTAATAAAGAAAGTAAAACTACTATACAAAAACGTCTTTATGAAGAAAATCATATTCCAACGGTCGATGAACCTGGTATTAGCACACTGATAGATGCTTTTATTAGATTAATTATCAAAGCTATCGGTACATTCGCTCAACAAGTATTTACTATAACAGATTTAGTAAAAAGATTAAAATTAGCATTAAAAAATCCAACAGATAAAAGTAATGCATCTTATATCAGTTCCATACCAAATAAGATAAAAGAACTTATGAAAGAAGCAACCCAAATCTTTTCTGACACTGCAAATTGGATTATTAAAAAATTTTTAGGTGCTTTGGGTAAAATTAATATTCCAATACCAGCATTTTCATTTGATATATTAGGATTTGAACTTAAAGTTCCAAAAATAGATAATAAAGGTTTGATTAAAGCTAAATTTACTATACCAGCCAAAGAAAATAGTGAAATTTCTTCTTTACAGATTCAAATAAAAACCGAAAAACTAAAAGGCAGTAAAGATAAAACGAAATTAAATGAATTAAACCAAAAATTAGATGCAAAAATACAAAGTAATCCAATAGCTGCTTTTACAGATTCTATAAAAAAATTAATAATAGGTATTATAAAATTTCCAATAGATTTTTTATTTGGTTTATTTAAACAATTGATTGATACATTAACTGGTATATTATCTTTCGATTTTAGTGGATTTGATAAATTAATAAAAATGATGAAACCAAGTGTAGATAGTGTAAAAAAACTAATTGTAGGGGTATTAGATACTATTATAACAGGGTTTTCTAAACTATATGATAATGTAACCAAAAAATTTGGAAAAGGTAAAAAAGATAAAAAAAAGAAAGAAGATATAAATGAACATTTGAGAAAAAATGGGTTGGGTATAATGGGTTGGTCGGATACCGAAGAAAATACTAAAAAATTAAATAAATTGATAGCCTTTTTTAATTTAGCCTCGAATGTTACGGATGCATTCTCTCAATTATTTTTATCATTAGTCATTGAATTGTTTAATTATGCTTTAGACCCAGTTGGTATAAAAGTCGGATAATAATAATTTATATATAATTTAAAATAAAAATATAAAATGAAATATCTTAAAACCTTTGAAACTTATAATATTACTACTGATGAAGATATTACAAATGAGGGGTTACTTGGCTCATTGAAAGGTTTCCTTGGAAAGTTATTTCAGAATATTAATAAGATTTTTACAGAACAGGGTGATAAAGTTATCAAAGAAATAGAGGCTAAAAAGAATCCGAAAGATGTATTCAACACTATGAAAGGGTTCTTAGATGTAAATAAACAAACATTTACTACCGAAATGAACAATTCTGCCTCACTAAATAAAGTGAGAGATGCTGTTTATTCTAATGTAGTATTATTAGATGCATCATTCAAGGCAGCTTCAACTAAATTAAATAACAATAAAGTATCATTCGAACAAATATTTGGTAATGAAACCCCGAAAGAATTTCAAAAAATATTTAGTCAAAAAGATGAAAAAAATAAACAGGAAATGGTTGTATCTTTTTCAAATTCAATGGTG